AATAGCTGTGTACGACTCCCCGCGATACCAAAACCGCAAAAGGTGACAAATGTACTCCTCATAAGTTGAGGCTATCTGGGAGAAAACCGGAAACAACACAGAATTGCCCGGATTCAAAAATAGCGACTGCAAAATTGTAAATGCAGCCCCAGGTGAAATCAAATCAGCGACTTTTTCAAATCTCCGATTAAAATGATCACGAACCTGATTGGAATTTTTCCAAACCATTCCAGTATTCAGTCCATCCGAAACAGAGGACATAACACCAGGAACACTCCGCGTGGGAGAAGAGCCCTTTTTCGAGGGGCCTGTTTTGGGAGATTTCTTCTGCTTTCCACGAGTTTTTCCAAACATGGCATTCGCAAGCTGCTTTTGCTGCTTTTTCTGCGTTTGCTTAGTCTTATTACCCATGTTAACAGAATGATGAGAGAAAGAAAGAAGAAGGAGAAGGAAGAGAGTCTGATGTTGTAGATTCAAACTGAAGACGAAGAAAATTTAAAAGGGTGGAGTACTCGCTTACCAGCGGAGATCCCTTATTTTCTTGTCCGGCATACAATGCCCAACACCAATCGTTGGTTTTATAGATAGCGTCAATTTCTGACATGGTAATACCATTAATCTCACCAACTAACTGCTCTTTGTATTCTGGATGTTTCCAGATCCACTCAATATAATGTTGAATGAAGCTGCGACACTCTAGGTTTCCCCATGAGTCAATTCGCAAAGCATACGCTCTCATCAAGTGCCAACGAACATCATCGTCACTGGAACCCCACCTGAGTGAGCACAATACACGATCAGTATCTGGTACAGGCAACCAAACACCATTTTCTTCACGGAAACCTTGTGATAGGAATTGAACATCCTTTAGAGCACGTGGCTCCTCACAAGGGGTTTTGGTAGTGACACCAATGTCACTCCAAATCGGGGCAATCGTCTTAGGGTTAAACCAACTAACGCACAACTGTGAAACAGTGAACGTGTTGTCGTCGCCATTCAAGGCAGCTTCCACATTTTTGACAAAGTCCTGATAACTTCCAAAGACATCACCTTCATAGTCACGCAAGGTTATATCATCTAGCTTAGCCGCTGCTAATGAAGCAGCATTGGCTTTACCAAACTTTTCCCGAGCCAACTCAATCCACGCATAGGCAAACAGTCGAAACAAAATCATGGTATTATCCACAATCGTATTAGCTGAGCCTGACGGGTTTCCAGTGTGCTTCTGAATAAGTTCACCATTCTCCAAGACTATCACCGAGTGAACGATATCGTCATACAGGCGTTTAAACCTGAGGAGATTTTCCGGAGTTTTGTGCTCCTCCGCTAGCATTACCCACCGAATTTCCATTTGCCCATACATAGCTCTTGCAAACAAGCTTGAGTCATATTCGCTCTCATCGAGCTCAAAGGCATTCGGGTGCTTTGCCAAGCGGGCAAACAATGCATTCCAACCTTGCAAATATTTGGAACAACCAACAAAAGACCAAGTCTTATTATTGGATAGATAGAATTTTGTATTCATATCTAAACAGAAACGATTAAGAGCAACTGAATGCTCCACCGGGGAAGCTGTGAAAGTGCGAATCTTATTTTCTAACAACTTTTCAGCAGCACGAAGTTCAACCTTCTGGCTACAAGTCCATATAGGCCTCATAACTCTTTCCTCTTGTTTTCCTATCATGTCCCAGAAATCCGCAAGCATGAGTTCAGGGCCTTGGTCAAGAAATTCACCTTTAGAGTGAAAATCAAGACTCAAAGGATACCCCACCGATGTTGATCGGTCAAGTTCCTTAACACAATCATTTTGGTTAAGAACACGAGATCCACCCATGTGTCGAATGAAATGCTGTATAGTCCACTGCCCCGACA